TGAAGTAGTAAAGCTGATCAAAGATCTTAAAATTAGGGAGGAATAAGCATGTTAGATGCTATTAAACCGTTACTAGATAGCGACTTGATCACCGAGGAAACTCGCCAGGAGATCAACGAAGCTTGGGAAGCCAAGCTGGTTGAAGCTCGTGAACAGGCTCGTGCAGAACTCCGCGAAGAGTTTGCACAACGCTATGAACATGACAAAACAGTGATGGTGGAAGCCCTAGATCGTATGGTAACAGAAGGTCTCACTACGCAAATTCAAGCCGTTGCTGCCGAAAAAGCACAATTGGTAGAAGATCGCGTTAAGTTCCAAGGCAAGATGAATGAAAGTGCTACAAAGTTCAACAACTTTATGGTTACTAAACTTGCTGAAGAAATTAGCGAACTGCGTAAAGATCGTAAGCAGCACAATGAAGGACTCCAGAAATTGGAAGGCTTTATTGTTCATGCATTGGCTCGCGAAATTCAAGAATTCGCAACTGACAAACGTGATGTTGTAGAAACAAAAGTTCGTCTAGTACGTGAAGCACGTGGCCAATTGGAAGCATTGAAAGCACGTTTCGTAACAGAATCTGCACAGAAAATGAGCCAATCTGTTAGCCGTCATCTAAAGGCTGAACTCAGTCAATTACAAGAAGACATTAAAGTTGCTCGCGAGAACAATTTTGGTCGTCGTATCTTTGAAGCATATGCAAGTGAATTTGGTGCTACTCATCTCAATGAGAAGGCAGAAGTACGTAAATTACACGATACAATTGCAAACAAAGATGCAAAATTGGCAGAAGCCATCAAACTTATTAGGAATGCAAAAGTTCTTAATGAGTCAAAAGAGCGTGAAATACGAATGATCAAAGAGTCTAATGAGCGTGAAAGCACATTGGCCGATTTACTGGCTCCTCTTAACAAAGAGAAGCAAGATGTCATGCGTAATTTACTCGAAAGCGTCCAAACTCCACGTTTGAAAAACGCATTTGAAAAGTATCTACCGGCTGTTCTAACCGACCGCTCTGTAAAAGCCTCTAAAGTGATTACAGAATCCGTGTCAGCAGTCACCGGCGATAAATCTGCCCGTAGCCAAATTGAAGACGACAGTGCTGAATCTAGCAATGTTATCGACATCAAGCGTTTGGCAGGGTTAAATTAATTTAAAAGGAGACATTAAATGTCACAACAATTATTAGAAGGTCGCTGGGACGAGACCAAGGAAGCATTGCTCGAAGGTCTAAATGGTTCTAAGCGCACTAGTATGAACGTTATTCTTGAGAATACACGTAAGTACTTGAAAGAAAACGCAAGTGCTGGTTCCACAGCATCTGGCAACATCGCCACACTAAACCGTGTGATTCTACCAGTTATCCGTCGTGTAATGCCAACAGTTATTGCTAACGAGTTGGTAGGCGTTCAGCCAATGACAGGTCCAGTTGGTCAAATCCACACCTTGCGTGTGCGTTACGCCAACAGCTTGACTGACAACTCAGCTGCCGCAACTAGTGTTACAGCTGGTCAAGAAGCATTGAGTCCATTCACTATTGCTACTGCATACTCTACAGTTGGCAAAGATACAACATCAACATCAACTTACACAGGCGCTAACACAGCAACGCTTGAAGGTAACGGCGGCAAGCAAATTTCCGTTCAAATCTTGAAGCAAGCAGTTGAAGCCAAGACACGTAAGTTGCAAGCACGTTGGACATTTGAATCTGCACAAGACGCACAAGCCATGCATGGTATTGACGTTGAAGCAGAAATCATGGCAGCTCTTGCACAAGAGATCACTGCTGAGATTGACCAAGAGATTCTCTTGAGTTTGAGCACATTGGCTGCTGTTGAGTACACATACAACCAAGCTACCGTTTCTGGTACTGCTACGTTCGTAGGTGACGAACACGCTGCTTTGGCAGTGTTGATCAACCGTACAGCTAACTTGATCGCCCAACGTACACGTCGTGGCGCAGGTAACTGGGCTGTTGTTTCACCAGCCGCATTGACAGTGTTGCAAAGTGCAACTACTTCTGCGTTTGCTCGCACAACAGAAGGCACATTCGAAGCACCTACAAACACCAAGTTTGTTGGTACATTGAACGGTGCTATGCGTGTATTTGTTAACTCCTATGCTAGCGACACTGCTAACGTATTGGTTGGCTACAAAGGTACTAGTGAGGCAGATGCTGCCGCATTCTATTGCCCATACATTCCTCTAATGAGTTCTGGTGTGGTTCTTGACCCATCAACATTCGAACCAGTCGTGTCATTTATGACTCGTTATGGCTTCGTAGAGTTGACAAACACTGCAAGTTCTTTCGGTAACGCCGCTGACTATGTTGGCGAGATTGCTGTTCAAAACTTGTCATTCTCCTAATCAGAGAATCCACCCCAGGGATGGGAAGGAAAAAAAGCACTCCTCGGAGTGCTTTTTTATTGGGTATAAATATTGGTATGATCAACCAAATAAAATATTCAGGCTTATTTCCTGAGAAACATGAGAGTCCAGTGGGAACAACCTTGGGTTTACCACAACCTAAGCCTGTTGCTCCTGTTGTGCCTGTGCAAATGCAACCTGTTAAATCTTAAACAATTTCAAGTGTAACTTGATTCGTTCAACCACTGTGTCCCAGTCACCTATTTGGGGTTGACGGAACAATCTTGCAGTGGCATACCACGGCGTGTCGTCTCTGTTTAACAGCCAGCGCCAGCAAGGTGCATAGTTGTTCAGCATGATCCAAGTGGGCTTGCCTAATGCGGCAGCAAGATGTGCAGTGGCAGTGTCCACACTCACCACCACATCAAGATTTGTAACCAATGCGGCAGTGTCAGCAAACGAGTTCACACCACCTGGAAAACAGCGTACTCCTGCTGAGACTAGTTCTTTTTCTTCCTCAGTAGTACAGTCAGTTTGTAAATTATACCATTCGTAATCTGCATGTGATTGAATCAAGCTCAACATGGTCGCAAACGGCATGGCCTTGTGCTGATTGATCCAACTGTCACGTCGGCCTGACCAGGCAAAGCCCACTCGTAGACGATTCTTTACACCTAAATTCCTGCGCCAGTCTGCAACCAATGCAGGGTCAGGATTTAGATATTGAATCACAGTGGGCAAGTTGTCTACACGAACGTTTAACTTGCCGGGCAAGCTCATTATGGGAAGCCAGTAATCAAATACATCACCTGGATTTTCGGCATAACCAATCACCCGAACTCCACGGCCAATTTCACTGGATTGTATCAACGGAATCAATCCGTTGGTCACTTGCACTGTGACTGTGCCACCAATGTTTTTTAAGTTCTGTATGAATCTCACAAACTGAATAATATCACCGTGGCCTTGTTCGCCACGAATAAAAATTGTTTTACCTGTTAAATCTTCACCGTTCCACACAGGCCAAGGATAGTTGGGAATTGTACCTTTTAAATGTTCAAAATTATGCCGTGCTTCATAGGCAGGCCAGCCACGTACATAGTCACCACTGAGTAAGTAAGCCACTGACAAATTAAAATGATGTGTTACATTGGCTGGATCAAGTTGAATGGCACGTTGTAAAAACGGAACAGCACCCACAGGATCGCCTATCTCTCTTAACACATTGCCGTAGTTGTTGAACGCACCCGATGAGCCTCTGTCCGTGGCCATTGCTGTTGCGTACTGTTGCAGTGCCTGTTCAGGCAGGTGTTGTTCTCTGTAGGTATTGCCTTGAGCAATAAGTTGTTCTGTGTTTTGCATGACAATATTTACGTGTTATGTTGACACTGCAAAAATATCAATCGCTCATAAATACTTGTCAACGCAATCATGCGTTTTATGCAGGCTTAAGACCTCTGCGTAGCGGCTAGAACCCGCATCGGACTTCTTTAAGGAGAAAACAAAATGGGTCGTCCTCTAAAAATACAAAAATATTCAACTGGCTCCAGTATCACTGGTGGCGCAGTAGCAATTGATCAAGCATATCCTCCGTTTGACGCTCCAACGTCAATGGACACAAACACTGTTGTTTTGCCAACACCTGCAACTTCACCACTGCCATTCACCGGCGTGGTTGGTGGCCTACAAGGTGGCGCTGTCAGCACAACATATCCCATTGTTGAAGTGACTGGCAACATTCAGAACAGTTATACAGGCAGTGCCAGCAGTGTGATTCTGCGCCAAAAAGGTGCTCATAAATTCCTAGTGGCCACTGCCGCTGGTATTGATCCTGCAAATGCAGTGATTGGTGCAACACCCACTGTGGCATTGCGTATTCTTACGCTGGGTGATACAGACTGGCAAGCCATGGGTGCTCCAGTAGGCGCTGACGTTGGCACAGTGTTCACACCAACTGCTGCCTCCGGCGCAGGCACAACAGGAACAGCTCAAGAAATTGGTCAGTGCGTGTTGACCAGCGATTCAACTCCTGCTGGCGGCAACATGACCATTACAATGGCAGTGGGTGGAGACAGTACTGCTGTGTACGTCAGTAAGTTGACCAACAAGTTTGTACAAGACTTCAACGGTGGTGAAACCGGCGGCAACGCTGACACTGGTGATGTTTGGAATCCTGATCAAGTTGTGAATGATATTGAATATGCAGCCAACTTCTTTACAGATGCAAGTACATTTGCCAAGAGTGGTGCCGAAACAGCCACCTGGGCCAGTACCAATCAAAACAGCGATGGTACACTTGACTTGGCACAGGTTGACAAACTCACATCTTAATTTTGTAACCCTGATCCCCACGGTTAAATATCGTGGGGATTTTTTATGACTATAGCATTTGTGTTGGGCAACGGAGTCAGCAGGTCCGGACTGCCGTTGGAACACATCAAAACATTGGGAAAAGTATATGGCTGTAACGCTCTTTATAGAGAGTTTACACCAGACGTTCTTGTGGCAACAGATCGCCCAATTGCCCAACTGATACAAGAAACAGGCTATTCTGCACGACATCGATTCTACACAAGAAAACCCATTCCTGGTCTGGGTGCTGTGTCTGTTCCTAAAGAGTATTACGGATTTAGTTCTGGTCCAAATGCTGTGGGCATTGCGTCAAAAGACCAACACGGCAGGATCTACCTGATAGGATTTGATATGGGTCCCAATGTACACAACCAATTCAACAACATGTATGCTGGCACAGAGTTTTACAAACCCAATGATTCACGCCCAACTTTTACCGGAAATTGGGTAAAGCAACTGACAACTGTGGCCAAAGATTACCCTGATACCGAATTTATTCGCATCTGCGGCAATACCACAGCACGATTACCAGAGTTGGACCGGATTAAAAACTTAACTCACGAGGATTTGAGTACCTTTGTAATGCGGATAAATAATCAAAAGGATCTCTAAATGGCTACAGTAAAAAACACCAGCGGCAACTATACCATCACAGTAGCAGATGGTCTTGGACTGCTGACCATCAACGCTGACCTAGATGTGATTGGCAACATCACATACATTGATTCAAGTGAACTCAAAGTCACTGACCCATTCATCACAGTTGCAGCCAACAACAACGGTGCAATACAAAGCATGGGCCTGGTGGCTCAAAAAACAACCACAACCTTTGCAGGTTTGCGATTTAACACAGTGTCAGGCGATTGGGAAATCAGTGACAGTGTTGCTGCCAGTGGTGCACCAATATCACCATATGTAACAATTGCTTCCGGTAATACAAGCACTACACCAGGTGCACCTGTTAACTCTGTACAGTTTAACGATGCTGGCACCTTTGGTGGTAACAGCAAATTTACATTTGATTCTACAAATACCAAAGTGGGCATAACAGGACAATTGGTTTTGGGCAACATAGCGTCAACCCCCACAGCAACAGCAAACAGTGCCGCACTGTACAATGACACCGAAGGTGCAGGCGGTACTGGTGTTTATGTGCGAAGCACCACAGTGAGCGACGAATTAATTAGCAAACGCAAGGCTCTTGCATACAGTCTTGTACTTTAAGGAATCAAAATGGCAATCACCAATACACGATTAACAACAACTACACCAACTACAGTATTTGAAGCAGTTGGCCAACAGGCAATCACCACAATATATTTGTGCAATACCACAGGAACAGATGTTTCAGTTAATGTATTTGCAATCAACAGTGATGACAGTGTTGGCGCTGCTTTTGAAAATATGATTTACAATCAGATTTTACTCACTGCTGGCAGTGGCAACATAGGTGACACCTATGTTATATCAACAGAAAGACTTATACTAGACAACGGCGATCTCATTGATGTTGAAGCAAACATTGCAGATTGTGTTACTGTTACAGTGAGTTCGATCGCAGTGTAATATGGGAAACTGGGTTAAAAATCGCCGACTAGAATCTGGCAGCACGTCGGTGGTCATGCCAACTGGAAGCTCAGCCACCCGCCCGGACGCACCTGTGTTTGGACAATTTAGATTCAACACCGACATAGGATTGATTGAATTCTACAACGGAGCCATATGGTCAACCCTATCAGCCGGAGGATCTATTGCATACACAGTTGATGATTTTGTGGGTAACGGCGTTACCACAGTGTTCACAATGTCTGTGCAGGAAACAACAGCACAACAGATCATTGTGTTTGTTGGCAGTGTGTATCAAATACCAGTGACAAATTACACAGTGAATGGTGGGTTTGATATTACATTTACAAGCGCACCGCCATTGGGTCTTCCAATCAACGTGATACACAGTTCAACCTAAGTATTGCATCAACTAAATACCCTATAAGGGAAAAAATCAATGGCTATTAGCAAAATTGCAGGACAGATGTTGAAGAACACTCTCGAACGAGATGGTTCTAATCTGGCAATTTCTGATACAGTAGCCGACACTCCGGTCGTCTTTGTTGACGTTGTAAATTCCAGAGTTGGTGTTAACAACGCAACTCCTACTCAAGCACTTGACATTGTTGGCAATGTACTGGCCAATAATCTTTTTTCGTCTAGTACTGTAAGCGCAGTTGGCAACATCACAGGTGCTAATGTTAATACCGCAGGTGTGATGAGTGCCACAGGCAATATCACTGCTAATTTCTTCATTGGCAATGGCAGCCAACTGACCGGCATTGATGCCACTAGTATTCAAAACGGCAATAGCAATGTAAAAGTCTATGCCAATGCAAATGTGGCCACAAGTGTGGGCGGCAACGCCAATGTGTTTGTGGTCACAGGAACAGGTGCAGATGTCACAGGCACAGTGAGTGCCACAGGCAACATCACTGGCAACTTTTTCATCGGCAATGGTAGTCAATTAACAGGAATTGATGCCACATCAATTCAAAACGGCAACAGCAATGTAAAAGTCTACGCAAATTCTAATGTTGCTACAAGTGTAGCAGGCACTGCCAATGTGTTATTAGTCACCAGCACTGGTGCAAACGTAGATGGCACGGTCAACGCCACTGGTAATCTTGTTGCCAATGGAGTAACGTTATCTGGCAACGCTATATCGGCAGCATCTGGATTATTGTCACTGGGCTCAAATGCCAATATCACAATCACAGGCGGCACTGCAAATTATGTGTTGAGTACCAATGGTTCTGGCAATTTGACATGGTCGTCAGCTGCTGACATTGGCGTAGTGGGCAATCTTATCCCAATGGGTACTAACACATTAGGCAACCTTGTTAGTAATGCTGTTACCTTAACCACCACTACCACAGTGACTGATGGTATCACACAGTTAAACACAGTGCTGGGCC